TCCTTTCTCTTATCTGAAACGGTTCAAACCGAATCAGTTCGATGTCTCGCGTCTGCGGACATTTCGCTCGGGATTGGCGTTGTTCGGCCTAGGTTGGAATCGCTTTGCCAGGGATCTGGTTCTTATGGTGATGCGGTTGCTGCATGGTCGGAAAGAGTTCTTTCGAGGACGTTGTTCGATTGGCAGAAGGTTGCGTTGAATGGTCAGTTGACTCATGACGAGAATGGTGACCTTGTGTTTCGTGAGGCGTTGACTAGCTGCGCCAGACAAAATGGAAAATCGGTCGCTCTCACCTCGTTATGTGGGTACTTCTTAACGGACTGGTCAGCGATGCGGGGAAAACCTATTCACGTTCTTTCCGTTGCCAACAAACTTGATCGCGCGGTTGCAATTTTCAATGAACTTGCTCCGATACTTGAGGCACAATTTGAGGGCCATGTGACTTGGTCGTATGGACGCAACAAAGTTGAGATGCCGAACGGCTCGACGTGGGAAGTCAGGGCAGCGACCCCAAACCTTCACGGCGGAACCTACGACCTGATCGTTGTTGACGAAATCTGGAACGTCTCGGAAGAGGTCTACTTTGACGCGCTTCGCCCGTCGCAGATTGCAGTCAAGTCTCCGCTTCTTTCCTCCTGGTCAACTTCAGGCGATGAATCTTCAAAGACAATGCAGCGTCTTCGTGAGGCAGCGATTGGCGCGATAGATCAGCAGAAGCAGACTCGTCTTTACTTTGCCGAATGGAGTCTTCCGTCGGTTGACCCGAACGACGAAATTAATTGGGGCTACGCCAATCCCGCTCTTGGTCAGACCATCACCCTTGAGGCGTTGCAAGCAGCTGCGGAAACTCCGGATCGAGCAGCGTTCCTCCGCGCCCACCTAAACCTGTGGGTCTCGTCGGCGGACGCTTGGATTCAGCCTGGAGTCTGGGACAAGTTGTTCACAGAATCAGACTGTCCCCAGGGTGGCGTCCTCGCGGTGGACTCATCCACAGGGGGAGAAAAGTATGTTGGCATCAGGTGCGGACTTACCGAAGAGGGCAACATTATTGCGACTGTCCAGTTCTCCACAGAATCCCTTAAAGAAATGTGGATAAAGATTAATGAGGCAATGGAGGCAGACCCGAAACTACGGCTGGCAATTACTCCGGCACTCGACCTTCATACGCCAGAGAAGTTAGAACGGCGACGTCAAATTTTCGGCTACGCCGAGGTCTTGAAATTCACAAGTCTTACCCGCTCGCTGATCCTCGAGAAACGCATCTACCATCGAGGCGAAGAACTCCTTGCAACCCATGTCAACCGAGCCGTCCTTGCTCGCGCCAACGGTCAAGTCGTGATCAGTAGCCAACGCTCCCCTGGCCCGATTGAGGCAGCTCGACTTTTGGTTGTTGCAGCAGCTCTAGTTTCCCGCCCGTCAAATACTGGACGCGCAGCAATGGCGTTCGGAAGGTAGTTGCATTTGCAACAAGTTTGTGGGAGACTCCAGTCGTGGCGTTCTTCTCCCGAAAAATCACAACCGCTGAATTTGCATCTTCGCCCGTTAAAGCAGCTGCCGGAGTCGGCATGTCTGGCATCCCTCCGACGTATGCATGGACAAGCGGAGCATTTGAGCAGATCGCCCTTGCTCTTCCGACTGTGTCGCGGGCGAGAGACCTTCTCGCCTCGACCATCTCGGGTCTCGAGTTCCGCCAGTACATCAAGCAATGGAACGGCACAGAGTACGAAAAAATTTATGTGCCGAATGAGTCGTGGATGGAAAATCCTGATCCGAAAGTTCCGCGCCAGTTCATATTGGCTAATACGGTCACGGACCTCTGGATGACTGGTAGATCGTTCTGGGCCATAACTTCTCGTAATGCAACTGACGGACGCCCGATGAGTTTTGAATGGCTACCGTCAGCCAACATTCAAACGCCCGATCAAGTCGGCCCACAATTCTTCGGCATGCCGAAAGAGATTGAGTTCAACGGCATTCAGTTAGACCCGAACGAAATCATTACCTTCCTTGCACCGACAACTGGTCTCATGTATTCAGGGCGACGCGCCGTCAGCATCGCAACTCACCTCGATCAGTACGCAGACCGCGCAGCAACAATTGAAACAGTCCCTGGTTATCTTCAACAGACTTCCGCAGGCGAGACAATGTCCGGTGAAGAACTCGGCGACTTGGCAGCGCAATGGGCGCAGGCTCGCCGCGAAGGAAACGTCATCGGCGCGTTGAACAACTACGTCAACTTTGTTGAGTTTGACCGCGACCCGCTTGAAGTCAACGCAGCGCAACGCGAATATCAAGCCCTCGACCTCAGCAGAATTTGCTCCGTCCCCGCCTACCTCGTTTCGGCACCAACGCCAGGCGCGTCAATGACTTATCAAAATGCGTCTCAGGCTCGTCAGGATTTATGGCTCTTCGGGGCACATATGCTGGCCACCGCACTCGTTTCACGTCTCAGCATGAACGACGTTCTTACTCGCGGAAGATTCGTTGAGTTTGACACTAGCGACCTTCTTGCCATTGGCGAAATGTCAGATGTTCTAGTTGAACCACAAGTACCCGACCTCGAGGAGATTCCTTCATGATTAAGTTCACCGCCGTCCCCGTCACTCTTGACGCAGCAGCTGGAGAAGATGCACCGCGCACCATCACTGGCATTGCCGTCCCGTGGGACACCGTCGCAACCGTTTCAGGTGGCGAAAAGGTCATGTTTAAGCGCGGAGCCTTTGACTTGAATGCAAAGCCCGCGCGACTTCTTGAAAACCACGACGGACGCCCCATCGGAATCGTCAACGAACTCATTGACCTTGACAACGGTCTCGGATTCACCGCATCGTTTGCTCGTTCAAAAGCAGCCGACGACGTTGTTGAACTGATCCAAATGTCTGCATACGACTCAGTCTCAGTTGGTGCAGTACCCAAAAAATTTAAGTACGACAAGAACGGCGTCATGATTGTTTCATCCGCTGATCTACAAGAACTTTCGGTCGTGAGCGTTCCGGCATTTGCCGACGCCATCATCGAACAAATCGCTGCCTCAGAACACGACCCAGAAGAAGTCGAAGAAGAGTCAACCGAACCCCAACCCGACACAAGTCTCCAGGAGGAAACAATGTCACAAGAAACCCAAGTCGAAGCCTCCGCGCCCGACGCCATCCCAACATCACCAATCTTTGCTTCGGCAAAGAAAGAGTTCAAACTTCCTTCCGCTGGCGAATGGATCTCAGCACAGATGCAAGGTGGCTCAATCGCTGCCGAGTTCAACGCTCGCATCCGCGCAGCTGCTCCAGATGTAACCACCGCTGACCTTGACGGCATCATGCCATTGCCAATTTTGGCTCCTATCTATTCTGGGATTCAGGGTTTGCGCCCTGTAGTCGATGCAATCGGCGCTCGCCAAATGCCACAATCAGGCAAGGTTTTCATCGTTCCAAAAATCACAACCCATACTTCAATTGGTGGCCCTGAAACACAGAACACCACAATCACCGCTGGACAGTTCATTGTTGATGACATCCAAATCACCAAGGACATTTACGGCGGATACGTCGAAGTCTCCGAGGCTTCAATTGACTGGAGTTCACCTGAAGTTCTTAGCGGACTCCTTGAGGACATGGGCAAGAAATACGCCCTTGCCACCGACAACGCAGCAGCCGACGCGCTTCTTGCAGGTACTTCACAGACAACCGGCAACGTCGCACCGACTGACCCTGCTGACTGGATTGCAAAGGTTTACGCTTGCGCAACAACCATCTTGAGCAACGGTTACTACCTTCCAGATCATCTCTTTGTTTCTCCAGACGTGTTCGCACAACTTGGACAACTCAGCGACACCGCAGACCGTCCATTGTTCCCACAGGTTGGCCCAATGAACGCATTCGGTTCAATGAACCCAGGTTCCCGCGAATCAGTTGTCTTCGGACTTCGTCTCGTAGTTGACACCAACTTCGCAGCAAAGACCACCATTGTGGGCGCAGCTGCTACTGGTGCCTTCCGTTGCTACGAACAGCAGAAGGGCGCAATTAGCCTGGACAATCCTTCAACATTGTCTCGCACAATTGCCTTCCGCGGATACTTCGCACCGAAGATGATTGACGCCAACCAATTCATGAAGATCCCTCAGGCTTAGTCCTGAGACACGACAGGGACTGACTAATGGCTACTTACGATCTCGCGTTCCATACGCGCCTCGATGGGTACGCCATTTTTCAGACTTTTGTTGAGACTGGCATACAGGTCGGGGACTCCGTAACAGTCACAGGCGCAGGCCACGGATTCAACGCAACCGCAACCATTGTCTCAACACAAGACTTTGAATTCATCGGGGTATCTGACGAGGGCGACCTCCAATTTGACTCCGATGTAATTCGTCTTTACCAGTTCATGTATGTCAACGCAGGCTCAGACTTCACTCGATCTACTGCTACCGGCACAGTCACCTTTACCCCGTCCGTTTCTTGGATTAACGCAGCCGATGTCACCTCATGGCTCGGCATCGACGTTGCAACCGCCAACGACACGGCCTTCATTACTGTCTGCGTCAACGCTGCCAATAACTACATCTATCGCAAGCGTCGCGAAGCGGGCTACACCGACTCGCAATCCACGGTGCCAGGTGCCGACGTCAAACTCGGCACAATAATGTACGCAGCTACTCTTTACCGCGAACGAGGATCAGCAGACTCCTTTGCTTCTTTCGACGCAATGTCTTCAATCCCCATTCCTTCAACAATGGGACGCATCATGGCTCTCATTGGCTGCGGAAGACCACAGGTCGCATAATGGCTGCAACAGGAATCCTTGCGGATGCAGTCAACGCAATCGCCACCGCTCTTACAGCTCTTGGTCTCAAGCCCGTCACAGACCCGCGCAACGCGCGACCAATGTCTGTCTTCATTGAACTTCCCGTCATGACGTCATTTACTTACAACATTGGTGACTTCCGCATCCCTGTCCGCATCCTCGCTGCACCACCTTCTAACAGCGACGCGGGAAATTATTTGATGTCAACCGTTGACACCATCATGAACTCGTCCATCGCAGTTACAGACGCCCGTCCAGGCAATGCAAACTACGGCGGGCAAGACATACCCACATACGACCTCACGGTGGCAATCGCCGTGAAGAGAAACTAAGGAGCCACCAATGGCAACAACAACATTCCTGTCAGGTGCAACCTGCTCAATCACCCCAACTGGCGGATCAGCAATTGACGTCAGCGATCAACTTTCCAAATGTGAAGTGATGTTGGGCTTCGAACTTCTCGAGTCAACTTCGCTGGCAGATACTGGCAGGCAGGCAACAAAAGGCCTCCAAAGCGTCGCGGTCAACCTTGACCTGTATCTCTCATACGGCGTCGGCGAAATTGAAACACTTTTGAGCGCAATCGTCTCTGCCGGTGGATGCACAATTACCGTGTCCCCATCAGGCACCACAGAGTCTGCAAGCAATCCAGAGTTCGTCATATCGACGTGCACACTTGACGCCGCTCCAGTCATCATGAGTTCTATCGGCACCCTTGCCGTAGCCTCGGTGAGTTTCTCAAACGGTACCTGGGTTCGAGACATCGTCTAAAAAATAGAAGAGGGAAACAAATGAAAATCCGATTACAAGTAACACCGATTGAAGGCGACCCTTATGAATGCGAAACGAATCTCTTCGTTGTCGTGGCATGGGAACGCAAATTCAAACGGCAGGCATCAAGCCTTGCCAACGGCATCGGCGCAGAAGACCTTGCGTTTTTTGCCTATGAAAGTGCAAAGGTGGCGGGCGTCATGGTTCCTCTCGCCTTTGACCAATTCATCAAGAACACAAAAGCAATTGACGTCTTGTCGGAGGACTCCCCAAGTTTTACAGAAGCGGCAGCTACCGACGCTCATTAGCAGAGGTACTTGTCGCGACTGGATACTGGACACCGGACATCCCGTTCGACACAGACGATCTCTTCACGGTTGTTGACGTGTTGAACGAACAACAAAAAGCACAAAGGAGCAGACGATGACCGCAAACACTTCACTTGAAGTCGTCGGAGTTCGTGACGCAATTCGTTCTCTCAACAAGATTGAGCCTGGTCTTCGCAAGCAGTTCACCGCTGACGCAACCCGCATCGCCCAACCCGCCATCCAAGAAGTTCAGAAGGGCTACACGAAAGTTCCTTTGTCTGGTATGGCTCGAGCATGGGAACAAGCCAACAAGAAGATATTCCCCTTTTCCGTTTCGAAGGCAATTGCTGGAGTCAAGTTGAAGGTTGACGCTTCTCGAGAGGCAACTTCCCTGATCTACATCACCCAGACCAATGTCGCAGCTGCAGTCTTTGAAGCAGCGGGACGAGCCAACCAAAACCGCCTGGGGGATTCTCTTGGGCAACTGCGCCCGAACCATACGCGCGTCCTCGGACCCGCCGTGTTCCGCAAGCGCGGAGAGATTGAACGCGAACTTCTACGCGCTACCAATGAAGTCAAAGCCCGCGTCGAAAGAGAACTTAAATGACAATCGCAATCCCAATCATCACAGAGTTCAACGGCGCAGGAATTGACAAGGCAGTTAAAGAATTTAAGAACCTTGAAACCAACGGCGAAAAGGC